CTACTGAAGAAGGTGTAGTACCTTCGAATAGCATGACAGTTCTCACCGGACACGTCCGGTAAGAATTGACATTAAAACATCAAAGATACCGGACACACGTCCGACCTACGAGAGCCCCGTAGGATTTATGCGCATTCGCGCTGCACTTCCCACGATAAAATGCAGCGGAAAGTTACATATATTTTTATTACGTCACCCACTAGTGGGTGGTTTTTCTTTTTCAACAAAGATAGGGTCAAAAGCCCTAAGCGGCAGTCCACGTGGCGCGGCTACCAGTGAAGACTTTCATCTCACCGGGAATCCACAGCATGAAAGTAAAGTCAGAATCTGGCGCAAACCAAATCGCCGAATCTGTGGAACCGCCCACTGTATCAGGTAGTACAGTGGCATACACGCCATCAGCGAATGTATTATCTGAACAATACCTGAACAGACCCTGTGAATGATACGGGACCTTAATCTCCAACGGAGTAGAACCCGTGGTCATAGTAGATGGTAGCGAGGAACAATCCTCAAGCGAGCTCCATGTGGATGCTGTAATCGATCCAACCCTACTCTTGGGTATGACCTTCAACCTGTAACCGCCTCTAAAGGCGGAAAAGCAACTCCACAATAGACCAAACGGATGCTTGGTCGATAGAGAATTCTTGGTGAAGATCACGTTCCCATTCGCATTTTCAGTAACCTTGACGTACCGTGTCAGCAACTGGCGGAGCGAATTAATCGCGTCACCATAGCAGATGGGTAGGTACGGATACCTGTGACTGGGGATCACAAGCTGTGAGTCGGTAGGAGTTTTATCACCGTTCCTAAACGTAGATTGCGCTACTGGTAAATCAGACTGGTTATACACAGTAGGGTTAGGGTTAGGTTTATAGAACTCCACGTCCTTCCACGCTACCTTGACAATAATCGAGACGTTAGAGTCGACGGTGCTTGGAGTTTCAATCGCCTGAGTAAGGTACAAGGCAATAGCCCCATTAGCCTCCTCAGGAACCAACATATCTCCAGTCACTGATGATGACCCCAGCATCTGAACCCCTATGGTAGGCTTGTAGGGTGTGACGCCAGTCATAGGAACTTCGACACTAACAGTCCGATTTCCTTGTAGATCCAACACCACCTTGTACGCCGTGTGACCAGATGCACTAGCAGACACCAAATATGGGTCCCAGACAAATTCTAGGATACCACTGTGACTACTAGCAGCAACGGCCTCAAAAGTGTATACGGCAGTGCCTCTCCAATAACCAAACATACCTGCCACTATGTGAGCTGGCGTGGCGGTAAAGGGAGTAGCGCCAGTTGTTACGTTGGCGCCAAGCATCATTGGCGTGACGGGAAAAGCTACTACAAAACCAGCGGTAGCAGAACCAGTGTTCATGGTGACTACATCGGCAATGACGGGCATCCCCAGCAAGTTGTTGATGTCCATCTGATCACCCACGTCGGGCATTCCCAGACCACATGCAATAGTCGTCTGGGCGTCCGTGTTGAATGACAGATTCTCAAAACAATCTGGGTCGTTCACGTTAGCAAGCGTGAAGCCACGCGCGTTCATACGAGTAGGCGGCGTCTCGACCGGTTTACGGGAGTAGCCAAACATCTCTGCAATTTGAGCGCCAACCCCCATCACCATTCCAGCGGCCGTAACCCACGGATTTGATGGCACGGCAGCCGCCACTGTCGATCCAGCGTACAACCAAGCACTGGGCTTGATATGC